CAACCATCGAGCCACCCTGCCGGGAGGCTCTTCCTACGTGTCTTACACTTTTGCGGCCGAATTTCAGTTGGCCTTGGAGTGTAGAAGACGTCGGTTCCAGTGTAACGGACCGTACGATCCTTGCTGTCCCACGTAGGTTGTGAGTCTAAGTACCCTCCCGCGGCAAGCATGACGTCAAAAATACTGGCGTCACGGCTACATCTCACCGATTTGTACTTCAGGAGCTTATACTCGAACCCAACCCGACTGGTTAATATGCCAGAATTCGGCTGTTCCCATTCGGGGACCAAAAAGAGAGGGCCCTCTATCAGACTCGCCAAGTAAGTAAGCGAATTAGTAGGTAGGACTCTGGTCTTCGCTGCCCATTGTAGCAACTGATTAATGGCAACGTAGACTTCTCCCGGGTTTCTAAGCGTTTTGACGTAAAAAGGAGTAACATCAACCCCTCTATAATAATCGCCACCACAACTCTCCCGGAACTCCCCGTCACAGTAGGATTTGTCAACGTTAACGACATATCCAGCGTCATGCAGTATTTGTATGACCTCGTGACTACGAGCACTGGGGACAATAATGTCATCCCCATAGACAGCGACCTCAGTAAAGTCGACATAATTCCGTCGGTGAGACCGCTCGCGTGCATACACTGCATAGATGAGCGCCAATAGGGTCAACGTCATAACGGGAAAAGTAAAACCGTTTCCCATCGTCGACAACATGTGCAGCTCTATCCACTGACCATCGACCTCACAGAAAGGAGACCGACAAGCCATCATGTAATTATACCAATCAGGCGGCCAGAGACGTCGAACAGTTTCGATACGTGTAAGGTTACTCGCGCCACGTAAATCAAGCGTGGCTAAGTACCCTGTCACTGAACCTCGGCGGGCCATAACCCTATTAAGGAGTTGCTGGCTGCTAAGGTTTACTCCAATGCACCGGAGCACAGCCATCAGGTAGTACCCACCAGCAAGCTGGCAGAGCATGTTCCCAGATGGCTCTATAGCGATTGTTCGATCTGTGTCTTGGTTCTTTCGGACTGTTTCAAGCCGACTACCCTGCACAATTTTAGGAGGAGTACTCTTCATGTAACTCGAGAAATACGGGTTCCTACCCAAAAGTTTTAACAGTACAGGGACACAATCTGCAGTGCATGAGAATGGCTGCACGATCTTGTCGCATATGTGGGTACCGGTTACCTCGTTAGAGGCTCCCGGCCCAAAGCGCCAGTGTTCGTACAACAAACCCCAGTCAAACGAAACCTGGATATTCGCGGGATTCATGCGAGTGTTGAAGCGCTCGAGAGCGTGAAGTATAAACTCACGAGCATTCGCCTCATCTGTGGAGTCCAAGTTAATTGCACCCGAAGCGAGAATGTCATCTTGTTTCCAAGACGCTATCGCCTGGGTCCGTAGACTGCGGTTATGTATCTGCGCACGCTTTCGCGCACGCTGCACCTGGCGGGATACAGCAAACGACTGAACTTCATCGTTCCCCCGTCCATTAAGTTCGGCTTCGAGTATATCGAGAAACGCTTTAAGGCGTCCGTCGTACTCATCCCTTTTATTCGCTGACATAGGAGAAACTCCATCAATGTAACGAATTAATACCAAACAGACTTTCGGTACTAAGAGTCAGATGACGCTGGTTCGGCACATAATTTCAATGCCGGCCGATTCTGCCCATAGCGTACCGATATGTGCGCTTACAAGCGCCCGGAGATCATCCGGCTCGTAAGTGTCTGCCCCCGCAGGGATTTCGAATATCGTAGTAATACGACCGATACTCGGTACCTGGTTGGCAGCACTTAGCATCCCCTTACGGGTGATTACCTTGTAAACGTTGTTGGGAATCTGCTTGATAACCCCGGTTACCGGATTTGCAGCCCCAAGTGCTTTTGGCACCTGTGGCCTGAATACGGCAATCGTGAATGGCTTCGACGCAGAGTGGAAATCTACGTTGGGGATAGTACCGCCCCCATTAGAAACCACCCACTGCTTACTTGCAGGGGCAGGAGGTGAGTCGCCAGAGAGTGTCCACGTTGGTGACGTGAAACCGCCGACAGCGGCCCCGGTCAGGGGCGAGTTCATAAGGATAGTCATAACATTCCTTTTGGTCCACTAGAAAGGAGGACCGATACTAGGTTAAGGAGTTTGTTAACTCCATTAAGGCCAACCTCGTCTACAGTCTTTAGCCTCAGACTGCGACTCGGGATGGTAGGAAGAACCTCTCGTTCAAACTCAACCAGCTGAAAGGAACCGTCAGTACAACTTGACTCTTTAAGTTCAAAGCCAGGCTGCGCCGAAAAGACTCCTGTGAAGCGGGCTGTACGCTCGCACTTCCTCGACAAGACCAAATAAACCGGCCTTGGTAGTGCCACGCTAAACGTGTCACTGAAGAAGTCACCTACCGTGGTAAAATAATCGATCACCCACGAGAAAGGAACAAGCTCCCAAAAAGTAGGAACTAAGTTCGCTCCTAGTCGAAGTCCGAATTGATCAGACAGACTGTAAGTGTTGCCGGTAAGGGGATTTACTTCCCACCCTCCGGTGAAGCGATACACTAAGCGCACGTCGTCAGTTCGAGATACAGCGAATGTCGAACCAACAGCCATTCCAAAGGAGGTATCCCCTTCTAGAACAGTTTCTCTATACGCTTTACTAGCAGTACCGGTCACGCGAACCATCCTGGGCTGATCAAGCCTGCTGCTCAAAACAGAAAGAGCAGCTTTTAGGTCGGCTATCATTGGCTTCATACCGAAGCTATAAGTCAACCATAAATCAGAGAGGGTTTTGAGCGTAAGACGATCGCTCCTGCGCAGACCAAGGCGTTTATTAACACGCCGGTACCGCTCGTTACGAGAAGGACGCGACACCTTATCAAACGCATCCACGAAATCGAATGTCACGTGGACCATGGACTTAACCATAGCCCGTACTTCACGCAACTCGACGAGTGGGACAACCGCGTCCATATAAGGTATATGCGTTCCAAGCCAATACCGCAGCTTACTCAGTGCTTCGTCTTTCAACGCCGCGTCATGAGTCTCACTGCAGTTCGGGTAGTTACCCAGAGTCACGGCATGTGCCTTCGACTTGATGGTGTAACCGACCTGCTGCGAAAAAGTCTCGCAAGTGGCAAACATCGAGTTGACGTTAAAGTGCCGATACAACTTATAGGCACCCGACGCGTTTTCTCGACGCTGGATCGCATATTTGTACCCAGGATTACTAGCCCCAGACTTTAAATCTACCCCTAGACCAACTGCATAGTCGTCTTGGAGCAGATTACTCGTTGGATCGAACCGCGAATCCTCAGTATAAATGAGGCGCCGCCGCCGATACCTAGCGGGTTGGGAGTAATTCACTGTAGTACCCTACCTCTCGCAAGAGAGCAGGGAAACGACCTGATCCGCATATGGTTGTAAGTAGACAGTTTCAAGTCACTTCCTCCATATTAAC